GCAGCGGCAGCCGTAGCAAGTAATTGTGCTGCCATCATCTTGAGCTGCTGTACAAATGCCTCTCTAAAGTTCCCAAGGCGCGTCTCACCTTCTTCTAATGGTGCGAAGGCTGCCTCAAAAGACATTCTCAACACTTCACCCACCATCATAAACTCATCCCTAAATACGCGGAAGTTGTCAATGGTATTTCTGAAGCTATGGTCAAAGGTATCGGTAGATTCTTCAACGCCTTTTTTCCAAGCGTCAAAGTTGTTAATCATACCGTTGAAGCTATTGTCAAAGGTATCGCCAAAATCCTCAACGGTATCTTCAAGCTCTTCAATCTCGGTATCTACCTCAGCGAATCCTAAATTGTGTGCAAGTTTACCGCTCGTATCCTCTCCAGGATTAAAGGCTTGGTCGATCTCATAACCTACTCTTTGCAGTGTAGGGAGTAATTCCTTGAGCTTGTTGTTGTATGCTTCAACTGCTTCTCTTTGTTTCTTTGCACCCTCATCAGCTTGCTCTTGCATCTGACCGAACTTATCAGCCCACGCAGTAATGCTCGGGAGTCCTTTATTGAACTCAACCGATACCTTCTCAACCTCTTCTTCAGTTTCTCCAAATAATCCCAATAGAGCCTTAAGTGGATTGGTGACTAAATCTACACCAAACTTGGTGATGTCAAAGTAAGATTTAGCAGCAACAAAAAGCCTCTTGTAGCCTTTCTCTTGGTCATCAAGAATAAAGTTGACGGTGCTAAGTCCTTTATTGGTTTGGTCAAGGAAAGCAGAATAGACAGGTAAGAGCTTCTCACCAATTTCAGTCTTAAGGTTGGTGATGGAAGCGCGTTGCTGGTCTATCTTCATTGAGGTGGTTGTAACGCGTGCGCCAACCTTCTCAAACTCTTGATCCATTATCTGCCCAACGGCAGCGGCCATAGAACCAAGCTCTTTGGTTTTCTCTTGAAGCTCAAGGCTACTGATACCAAGGTTGTCAAGAATCTTAACCGACTCTCTACCCAAACCAGTTACAAAAGAGTCAACCATATAGTCAACACTCTCACCCGTGGCTTGTGCTCTACGCTGTGCAAACTCCAAACCTTTTGCAAGCACATCCATAGGGATGCGGAAGTTGTCGGCCCTTACAGCCGTCTGCATTAGCTTTAAGTCATCAACGGTGCCCGCTGTGGCTTCTCTTAAGTTGTCAAGTAGGTTGGGGTCATTGAGTCGATTAAATGCCGCCTCAACGCCTTCCATCTTTGAGGCAAGGTCAATAGATTCAGCAGCAAACTGCTGGATGATATCAATTGCAAAGGAAGCACCAATCACTCCCCCTAAAGCACCAAAGCCACCGCTTAACTTTCTTAAGCTGTGGTCAATGTTGCCCATTGCACCGCGGAACTGCTTTAAGTCCGCGCCAATCTTAAAATCTATATCCGTACGGCTCATTTACCAAACACCTTTTTAATTGCCTCTTGCACCTCTTCGTATGTTGCAGCCTTATGTACTCGCTTTTTGCTATCCCAAGGGAAAACAACCAAGTCTTTCGGGCCTAATCTTTTCTTCGTATGTGGCGCAATGTTTACCGCTGCTTGCCACCTCGTGGTCTCCCATACCAATTCAGTTTGGTACTGAATGCGGTTTTGGAAGCCCTCTCTTTTGTTTTGGAATTGTCGCGGAGTCATATTGTAGAACTCCTCAACGCTCATTCCCATCTCACCCAAACCTATCGCTTCCAGTGCATCCCAATCAAGAGATTCCGAGGCTTGGGCGTTTACTTTTTTTCTTCAGCTCCTGGCTTCACAAAGGAGGCAACAAACAACTCCATACACTGCTGAATGATAGACATATCCTCATCAAGCAAGTCGGCAATGTCATCAGTGTCAAGATCGAAGGCTTGCTTCTCTGCTCGTGCACCGTCTTTCATTCCCGCCCATACCAAATTTATGGCGTGGTCTATGCTTATGTTTTCTCCTATCTTTTCAAGCTCTTGCAATCCAATGCCGCTGGCATTGCAAAACAATCTTAATGCATTGAACCCGTACTTTACGGGGTATGTCTTTTCGCCTACTTTTATCAAGTTTGTATCCATTGTTGTGTGTGATGTTAAAATAGGGAGGCCGAAGCCCCCCTACTGATGTTATGCTTGAGTACCTTGAGTCAAGGTGCTTGTTCCTTGGAATGAGAAAGAGAACGTTGCGTTGTCTTCTACTCCAGCATCCGTTGAGAACTCAGTGAAGTACCCAGTACCGCTGTAGTATTTCTCATCAGTTGCTTCTGAACCAAACTCAATGTAGATAACGGTGCGGCTGCTTAGATGTCCGTAGATATCGTCAGGTGTTGCCTTACCAGCATCATTATACACTACCAAGCCTTCGCCGGATAGAGTCCAAGATTTTTGGCCTTCCAATACTTCCATCCAGCCCGCGCTGTCTTTCGTGGAAATATCACGAGTTGCCATTGTTACGCTTAAGGAAGCGCTTGTCATTTTACCAACGGTTTCGTATGTTACTCCGTCAGTTCCGATGCGTACTACAACATCGGTGCTATTCATTACTGATGTACTTGCTGCCATCTTTTTTTAATTTTATGATTTGACTATTCTAAACACTAAATCAACTGATACCGCAAAAGTCTCCTCATCAACATTGAATACCTCACTTTGAGTATCAAAGCCACACGATTGAACATTTACGCCCTCAATTGTTTCCTTCATTCGCACAAATGTTGTGCGTATATTTTCAACGGCAGTTTGCAACGTGCCGTAGTTATCTCCTATTAAAGTCAGCTCAACATTGACGATATCAATGTGGCTGTCGGCATCTTTCGATCCTTCAGGGCGGATGCTTGTAGTATCGTAAATGCAAAAAGGTCGGGCACTCGTTTGCGCTCCAACCAAAGGATAAACACGGCCAGCGAAAACGTTGTTTAAGCTGCTGGTGTTATCGAACTTGTACTTTATTACTTTACCAATCATTTCAAGCCCATTCTTTGCCCAAACTTGAGCTTATTTATCTCTCTTGTGGTCTCCGTTCTAAACACACGGACAAAACTTACATTTACTTTTGTCTTTGCACCAGCCATTGCTCTCTGCGCAAAACCAAAGTTTTGACCTTGGTATCTTTGCTTACCCCACCAAGGTCGTAGCCAACCAAAGTTTATCATTCCAGCATACCAACCACCTTTTCCTTTTCCAAATGTTTTACCCGTTCTTCTTGGGCCAACACTCATACCTACTACATCTTTCTTTTGTAGGCTCTTAGGTGTCTTTATACCAACACTACGCTTTAGTTGTCCAGGCATTATTTCATATCTAATCTTGCCCTTTCGATATACTTTAAACACTTCATCTGCATCAGTGATGTTCCGCTGATAAGAGCTAACCATTGGCTTCAGTGATTTACGCCCTACTTTCTTGAGTATCCTCTTCTTGAGTCTATCATCAAGTTTGCGCATCTTCTTCATCACCTCATCTACGCCCTCAACACTTACCTTTACGTTCTCCATTACTGCGCATCTGACCATAAGCATACAATCTTTAAGAATGCTTTGCGGGCATCTGCGGATTGTATTGCTTGAATCTTATATGTATTGTTGTTGTATGATATACGCATCTCCTCATCAACATCGGTGCGGTAGCGAATAATAAACTCCACTTTTTTTGTGGCTGCTATCATCTCACCATCTTCCCCCTCGCGTCCTACTCTCTCAACCACGTTGGCCCATACTGAAGCAAGGGTAGAGAAGCTCTTCACCTCTTGCCCAAAGCTATCCGTAGTTTCACTAAAGTTTTGAATAGTGATTCTACGATCCAGTTGTCCAGCTTGGTCTATCATTAGAATGTAAAGATGCGGAATGGGTTAAACAGGTACTCCGATGCTGTTGGCATTTTTCTCACTCGGTCATCTCTCTTATCATACAAATCGCTGATGATTAAAAGCATCCCTTGCTTTAATGGCGTGGGTATACTATCAACAGCAGTACCCACCACATAGCGGGCAATGACTTGATTGATGATTCCGTTTGTCGCAAACCATCCAGCAGTAGAAGCTATTCTCGCTGGTTCGCTTATAGTATCAGAAATATAGTACGATGATGCAACCGTCTCTTCTGAGCCAATCTCATCAACATACTTAAGGCTTGTGATTGATTGCACTGGGCCTCTTGATAGGTAAATGATGTCTTTGCTTACCGCATTCTTATAGTTCGGGAAGCCATCAAAATACTCATCAATGGTAGTAGTAACCAAGATTCTACGAGTATACTGCTCGCACATCTCCCTTGCAGCGGAAATGAGTGCGGTGATGAGTGCATCATCATCGCTACCATCAACACGCAAGAAGTTCTTCGCCTCCGTTAATGTAATCGGCTCGCTTGCCGCTGGTGTTACTACTGAATAGGCCATTACCTTTGCTCTTTACTTTTTGGTTTTGACACGGTCTTCTTTGCACGCTTTTTAGGTGGCTCTGCAACTGCATCGCAGAACCCAGCGTTCAAAAACTCCATTGCTCTATCGCTGGGGAGTTCCACCTCCGCGCCTTTGCGGAAGCGGAACCCATTACCAGCAACAGTCTTTTTAAAGACTACTTTCATCCTTATGCTTGGATCAAGTGCTTAACTGCACGGCTATCCAATACAGCAGAGTCGCTTCTCTTGTAGCTTACAAAGCCAACTTCGAGTTCGTCAGCGAAACGCTCGTTTAAGCGTAGCATTTGAATACCACCAGCATTACGAACAACAAACTTGCTGAAGTCAGCAGCAATCATTGTTTTAGTACCAGTTGCAATGCTTGACTGCATATCGTTATTCACATAAACTGGAACACCGAAGATACGGTCAGGCTGTCCCATTTCCATTGAAGGAATGAAGATAGGGAAGTCGTTAGCAGAACCAAGTCCTAAAGCACGAACAGCAGAGATGATGTTATCGTGAGCCATCAAACCGAATCCAGGCTTGTTGCGGTAAGAAGCATCAACGCTGTAGATAAGGTCTAAAAGGTCATCAGCAGTAATTGCAGTTGCTCCAGCAGCAGTGTTACCTAAAGCTGAACCAGTAACCAAACCTTGTGGCTGAGAAGAACCAGTACCAGTAGTGAAAGCAGCGTTAGTTGCACGAGCGATACGCTCACCCATAGCTTCAACCAAGAACGCGTTCAAGTCGAAAGCAGAGTCTTGCAACAATTGCTGAGAAACTTTTACCAATGAGCTGTAGTTGTAAGCAGAAAGCTGCTTGTTACCAAAGGTCATATCTTGAACCGTTACCGCAGAAGCCTCACCGATTAGGTTAGCGTCAGTTGCAGTATCGTTAATTGTTGGGTAATCCAACAAACCACCTGAAGCAGTGTTCAACTTCTTAGCCAAACGCTCTACTTCACCAGTAAAGGCAGTAGCAACATCAAGCTCATTGCTGAACTCTTGAGGTACTAAGAAACCACCTAAGTTGTCAGTACCAGCGATTTGAGTCGCAGTACCACGCTTTTGTACCATTGAGCGCTCTTCAGCAGACAATGAACCAAAGCCGTGACGTAGGTATTTAGAGAATGCAGCAGATGCGTTTGCTTTAGGAGCAGCAGCACGAGCTTCGCCTTCCATAGAAGCGATCTCTTTCTTCATCTCAGCATTGCGCTCGATGATTTCAATTTCTTGCTTGAGGCCACGAGCATCTGCTTCGATAGCTTCAAACTTTGTTT